ATTTTAGATCCTGTGTTTTTACAAAGAACAAGGTTCAGCGCCGAAGGAGAACAACAGGAAATACCAATATATTATGTGCCAATTCATCCAAAGGATAGAGACAAAAGAGACTGTTTAGGCTGGAGCGCATTATACGGAGCACTAACTTCTTATTGGTTGAGCAAAACAATCAGCAAGTGGGTAACACCAGATAGATTTTACGTGGCCTTCCCATACGGCGTGTACAACCCAGAACTAGTTCAACCATTTAGAAAAAATATCTCTAGCAAGTCTCCTTTTTATATTTCTTGGGGCGATAAAAATATCAAAAACAACGAATATTTGGGATTTACTTTTGATGGAGAAGATTTTAAGAAGTGCCGGAGGTTCCTAAGAGAAGAAGGCACAGGAGAGTTTACAGGATACGATGCTGACAGACTTCCTATCGAAGAAAGATGGTCAGCTAGGTTTTTTGAGCTTGACAAAGTATTTAAATGTGTTAATATAGAAGATGCAAGTGTATTGAAAATCCCATGGTATTACAACATTAGTGCTTGGGAAAGTTTTTGTACTTTTCTTGGCTCTGAAGACCGCAAAAAGCTTGACAAACCGCGCAACATGGGATATCATAAACTAAATTCGATTGGAACAGATAATGAAGAATAAAATACCTTTTGTCGGTTTACACGCACACAGCGTTGCTGGCTCACCTTTTGATGGCCTGGGGTACCCTCAAGAGCACATGGATTTCGCCTTTAAGAATGGATCCGATGCTTTAGCACTGACAGATCATGGTAATATGAATGGCATGGCCTACCAAGTTTTACATGCCAAACAAATGCAGAAAGAAGGTAAAGACTTCAAGCCCATCTTCGGCGTCGAAGCGTATTTTTTGCCAAGTCTGGGCACATGGAGAAGAGAATACGAAAACGCCAAAGCAAATAAGAAAAACAAAATAAAAGAAAATGCTCAATTAGGAACAACCATTGAAGACGAAAACGCATCCAAACGAGAATTAAAAAATATTTTAAATAAGCGGCGCCATCTTATTTTGTTAGCACAAAATCAACAAGGTCTAAACAACATATTTAAAATGGTATCGCAATCTTTTTCAAAAGAAAACTTTTACCGCTTCCCCAGAATTGATTATAAAATGTTAAAAAAACACAACGAAGGAGTAATTGCCGCTAGCGCATGCCTTGGTGGAGTATATGCTGGAAATTATTGGGAAAATAGAGACAATGGCGAAGATGCCGTTCTTGATGCAATACGAGATACCACAATTAACATGTTGGAGATTTTTGGAGATCGCTGGTATGGAGAGCTTCAATGGAACAATATCCCCGAGCAACATCGATTAAATAAATATATTATCCAAATGCATTATGAATTTGGTATACCATTAATATCAACTGCGGATAGTCATTATCCTTCTCCCACTGCATGGAAAGATAGAGAGCTTTATAAACGCTTGGGTTGGCTTGGGAAAGGCAATCTCCCTGAATGGATGACTTCTGAATTACCAGCCGGCGTAGAAAATATTGGTTACGAGCTTTATCCTAAAAATGGAAATCAAATGTGGGAGGCTTACAAATTTTACTCCGAGAAATGTGGTGCAGAATACAACGATGATTTAATTCGCGAGTCCATCGAACAGACTCATGCCATTGCTCATAGTAAAATTGAGAATTTCATACCAGACAATACAGTTCGACTTCCTGATTTTGTCGTCCCCGAAGGGACAACGGCCACACAAACTTTAACAAGAGTTTGTATAGATAGGCTTCGAGCAGCAAACCTTCATCACGATAAAGAATATATCTCTCGTTTGAAAGAAGAGCTAGAAGTCATTAGCGAACGAGGGTTTAGTAAATACTTTCTTACAATGAACGCTGTGGCATCGAAAGCAAATGAAAGCCAATTAACGGGCCCAGGAAGAGGCTCTGCCGCTGGTTCGCTTGTTGCATACACTCTCGGAATTACACAAGTAGATCCAATTAAATACAATCTTCTCTTTTCAAGATTCCTTCGAAGAGATACAAAAGACTATCCTGATATTGATTACGACGTTTCAGACCCGATGGAGCTGAAAGAATTATTAATTGAAAAATGGGGTCGCAGCACAGTGGTTCCAATTTCTAACTTTAATACTTTGCAGCTCCGTTCTTTAATCAAGGACATTTCAAAACTATATGAAGTTCCATTTACAGAAGTTAATTTAGTGACTTCGAAAATGTTAAATGAAGCTACGCCATTTGCAAAAAGAAAACATGGTATTAAAGCTGGAGTTTACACACCAACTTTTGAAGAAGTAATGGAATTTTCTGATTCATTGAAAAAGTTTTTACAGAAATATCCACGCGTGGCCCATCATGTTAATGTTTTATATGGACAAGTACGTTCTGTGTCCAGACATGCTGGCGGAGTTGTTATTGGCGAAAATCTGAATGAGCATATGCCACTTATTAATAGTGGTGGTATCACGCAGACTCCTTGGTCCGAAGGGCAAAACGTTCGGCACCTTGAGCCAATGGGTTTTATTAAATTTGATATTCTAGGATTATCAACTTTGAAAATGATTGAAGGTGCCATTGGTCATATTTTAAAAAGATACCACGAAATTGAAAATCCAACATTTGAACAAATACAAGAATATTACAATAATCATCTCCACCCAGATAAAATTGATTTGAATGATAAGCAAGTGTATAAGAATATATTCCATAAAGGAAAGTGGGCCGGAATATTTCAGTTTACTGAAGCTGGGGCACAGAATTTTTGCGCAAGGGCAAAACCAAATAATATAATCAACATCTCAGCAATTACCTCTATTTATCGTCCAGGCCCACTTAGCGCTGATGTAGATAAGCTTTATGTTACAGCAAAAGAAAATCCAGGGAAAATAAAATATGAAAATGATATTGTAAAAGAAGTAACTAAAGAAACATATGGTTTCTTAATTTTCCAAGAACAGATTGCTTTATTAGCACACAAGCTTGGTAAAGATATTAGTTTGGATGAAGGAAACAAACTTCGTAAACTCCTCACAAAAAAAGGTACAGGAAAAGGAAACGAAGAAAAGAAAAAGATCCATTCAAAGTTTGTTGAAGGCTGCAAAGAAAAAAATATGTCGGCACAAGAGGCTGAAAAGCTTTGGCAAAAATTTGAATTTTTTAGTGGCTATGGGTTCAATAAATCACATGCTGTTGCTTATTCTATCATTTCTTATCAGTGTGCTTTCCTGTTCAATTATTATCCCGTGGAGTGGATGGCCGCATTTCTTGATAAAGAACCCGAAAGTAGAAAAGAAAAAGCCATAAATTTTGCAAAAAAGTTTGGATTTAAGATTCAATCAGTTGACATAAATAAATCTGGCACTGTTTGGGAAATCGCAAAAGACAACAAAACGCTCATTCAACCATTAACTTCTTTAAAGGGCCTGGGGGATAAGGCGGTTGAGCAGATATTAAATAATCGACCTTTTAACGCTCCGGAAGAACTTCTGTTTAATGAAAACATCATTTACTCTAAATTAAATAAAAAAGCACTTGATGTTTTAGCTCGAAGCGACGCGCTAGGTAGCATAATTGATGAAAGATTCTCAGGGCTTAAACACTTTTGGTCGGCAAGCGTTGTGGACAGACCAAAAAACCTTAAAAAGTTCAAAGAAAATATTGAACTTTATAAACCAGAGGGTGAATTTTCTAATGAAGAAATGATAGAAAATTTGGTATCATTAACTGGCATCTTTCCGATGGGTATGGTTTTAAATGAGAATGTTTTAAACCAGCTAAAAGAATATTATATCCCACCTTTAGGAGAATGGGACAATGATCTTGGGATTGCCTGGTTTATACCAAGAGAAATTATTCACAAGAAAACAAAAAACGGCAACCCTTATTGGATTTTGAAGGTTGTTGATGAAACCTCAACAATTAATTCTATTAAGTGTTGGGGAGTTGATGCCGCAAGAGATAAAATTTATATAAATCAGCCCTACATAGGCCGATTAGATTATAGTGAAGACTGGGGATTTAGCACAAGATCAATTAAATATAATCTTAAGCTTTTAAAATAAAAGGAGACAGCTAGTGAAAAAATGTAATACATGCAAAAAAGAAAAGAATAAAACAGAGTTTCATAGAAGGAAGAAACACCAAGAAGCCCGCAGGGGAATTTGCAAAACCTGCAAAAGAAAAAAGGCAATTCGTTATTGGGAGGAAAATGGGCAAAGGATTCTAGCAACCGAGCGCGCCAATTATCGTCCAGAAAAGGAAAAAATTAAACGTGAAAAATATCGAAAAAATGAAGTATATAAATTGACTTTTCCAAATGGGTCTTATTATATCGGCCAAAGTACATGGGGCGCCAACCGTCGTTTAGGGTGGCATTTCAAATGCGCGGCGAGCGGCAATCCACATATCAATAAAATGATTCAAAACGGATTAAAACGAAATGAAGTTATAATTGAAATTATTAAAGTTTTCCCAAAGGGACAAGAAGACAAAATGAAAAGCTTTGAAGTATTACTCATCGAACAAAGCTTAAAAGACCCAGAGTGTTTAAACATACGGGCGGTGCGATGATTCTTAAAGTATATCGAATTAGAACAGACGCAAAACTACCAACACGAGCGTATCAAATGGATGCGGGTATGGACTTATATTATTGTCCAAATGGAGACAAGAGATTATATGACGAAAAAAGTTTCCATATCCCACCTAGAGAATCACGCTTGTTACCAACCGGAATAAAAGTGGAGGTGCCTTATGGATATATGTTGGAAATTAAAAATAAGTCAGGCGTGGCCTATAAACGACAACTTTTGGTCGGCGCTTGTGTTGTGGATCCTGGTTATGATGGAGAACTATACATAAACTTGCACAACCTCGGCCAAAAAACACAAATTATTAAGCCAGAGGAAAAAATTGCACAAGCGGTGTTAATCCCTATTGTTCATTGTGGAATTGAAGAAGTGAAAACCGATAAGTTTTTAAATTCCCATTCAGAAAGAGGGACTGGCGGCTTCGGCTCGACAGGAGATAAATAATGTCATTAGAAAGAAAATTACATAGAGACAAAGCTAAAAAAGCAAAGAAACAAGCTGAAAAAGAAATGGCAGTCAAAGTTGCATTATTTGACAAACTTCCAGATAAATGTTTAACTTGCGAAAAACCATTTGATAAGAAAAACAAAGAAATGGCTAGAACATGGAATGTTGTAGTTCGCGAAGAAGAAAAGGCAGTGAGGCTATATTGCCCAACATGCTGGAAGAAAGCCATTGAAATTCTTGAAGATTTCAAGAGTCACTTGAAAGAGAAGGGCAGAAAATGAAAATTAAATTCTGCCCTCAATGCGAAAGAAAACAATTTACCAGTTGTTTTAACAAGAACAGACGCCAGCGCGACGGCTTAAGCGCGCAATGTAAAAGCTGTGCTAAAGAAAACATGAGAATTTACCGCGAGAAAAACAAAGAGAACCCACAACACAAAAAAAGGCATTTAGAAAGTGTAAAAAGATATTACGAGAAGAATAAAAACAACCCAGAATTTAAGGAAAAACAACGAAAACGTGCGAAGATATATCGAGAAACACACAAAGATGAGATAAAAATAAGAAAGAAGAGATATCGCCAAAAAAATAAAGAGAAAATTAGCGCTAGCGCAAAGAAATATTACGAAAAAAATAGAGAAAAAATTAAGAAGTATCGCGACAAAAACAAAGACAAATTCCGCGCCATCGCGTGCTCCAAGCGAAAAGAAAATAAGAAGAATCCAGAATGGGTGGCAAAACAAAAAGAAAGAACAAAAAAATACCGTGAGAAAAACAAAGAAAAAATCAAGACCAGGAGAAGAAGGTATTTCGAAGAGAATCGACAAAAGTGTTATGAATCACTTTATAGGTGGAGAGAAAAAAATAAAGAACATTGGAAAGACAAAATGCGAGAATATGCACGCACTCACCGAGAAAAAAATAAGGATAACCCTGAACGGATAAAAAAGCGAAAAGAACGCTATGAAAAAAATAAGCAAAAACCAGAATGGGTGGAAAGACGACAGCTAGCCATCAAACGATGGAGGTTAAAAAATAAAAAGAAGATCGCTGAATACAAAAGAAGGAGCCGCGAAAGGATGCCAGCAGGGCTTTACATAATTGAAAATACGATGACCAGCAAAATATATGTAGGGTGTTCTACACAGCTACCTCGAAGATGGTCTCAACACAAACGAGAGCTAAACAAAGGCGATCATATAAACTCTTACCTTCAAAGAGATTATGAAGAGTACGGATCAAGCGCGTTTAAGTTTGTGGTCCTAAGAGAGTACCCTAACGATACGCCCCTTGCGCTTTTAGAACGAGAGGAAACAAAAATGATATTGGAAAATAAAAAGAAAAAGATACCAATGTATAATGTGGTTGTTAAAATTAGCAGCTTAGGGCCTGGAGAATAAAAAATGAAATTTTTAAACGAAGAAAAGATAGCAATCGTTGCGTTTGCAGTAAGCGGCGCTCTTATCAGCTTTATGCTTTACTTTGCCGCAGAAATATGTTAACACGAAGGGAGAAAAATGACTGATAGTATAAACCACCCAAAACATTATAATATAAATTGGGCAGGAGAACAAGCTATAGAAACATACGACTACATTAATTCTTGGAAGATGGGATACGCCGAAGGGAATATAATTAAATACGTTTCTAGACATAAATATAAAGGTAAAGCACTGCAAGATTTAAAAAAAGCTCGCTGGTATCTTGATAAAATAATTAAAGAATTGGAAAACAATGAAAATCGGTGACTTAATAAAACATAAAAACGTAGGCGCCCGGGCCTTGATATTAGATATTTATATGTTTGAGATTCACGAGCTTGAGTACCGAAATGAAGAATACGCAATGGTTTTATTTTCAGGAGAGGGGCAAGTCTCGAACTCGCCGCTCCAATTATTAAAAGACAACTGGGAGGTTATAAATGAAATTTAAAGAAGCTTTAACATATGATGACGTGTTATTAGTACCACAATATTCAGATATTGAGAGCAGAAAAGAGATTAACATTGGAAATATCTTAGATGAAAAAATACACTTAGATCTCCCAATCATATCTGCACCAATGGACACTGTAACCACAACTGATATGGCGATTGCCATGGGAAAAGCCGGCGCAGTAGGAATAATTCATCGTTATAATTCAATTGAAGAACAGTGCGAAATGGTTAAAAAAGCATGGGAGCATGTTGAATATGTTGGAGCCGCCGTAGGAGTTGTTGGCGATTATTTGAAGCGAGCTTCGCGTGTATATCATAATGGTGCAAAAGTTTTGTGTATTGATGTGGCCCACGGCCATCATAAATTAGTAGAAAAAGCAATCAAGTCCATCAAAGAAATGCTCAAAGATGATGTACATATTATAGCAGGAAACGTAGCTACGCTGGAAGGTTTCAACGCTTTGGCAGATTGGGGCGCAGATAGTATACGTTGCAACATTGGGGGCGGATCAATTTGTTCGACAAGAGTTCAAACTGGCCATGGTGTGCCAGGATTACAAACTATTTTTGATTGCGCGCAATCAGATCGAAGTGCAAAAATCATTGCTGATGGCGGCATTCGTTCTTCTGGCGATGCTGTAAAGGCCTTAGCTGCCGGCGCCAACTTTGTAATGCTGGGATCCATGCTAGCCGGGACTAACGAATCTCCTGGTGATATGATTATTGGAGCATTAAATACAAAAACAAAAGTTTACAGAGGAATGGCGAGCAAAGAAGCACAATTTGACTGGAGAGGAAAGTTTTCTTCGAACGAAGGCATCTCTACGACAATCCCATACAAAGGCGCTGTCAAGAACGTGTTAATGGACTTGAGCAATGGTATCCAATCGGGCCTATCATACTCAGGTTGTAGAAATATCGTAGAGTTACAAGAAAATGCCATCTTTATACGCCAAACTTCTTCTGGCTTATCCGAAAGCAGGACTCACATACTGAGGAAAAAATAATGCCTAATTACGGAAGAACATTAAAACAAATTTGTTTTGATAGCAATGATCATCTTCACGCTAATTTAAAGCTGCGCTTACATTATGATGGTCTTAAAATAAAAGAATTTTTCAATGAAATTATAAAAGCTTATGTAAACAAGAATGAACACTTTATAAACTTTATTGAGGAACTAAAAGAACAAAAAGAAATATCAAAAACTAAACGAAATAAAACAAAACGCGCATATACAAAAGCGAAAAAAGTTGAGAAAGAGTTTGGATTAAACGAATCAGAAATTGAAAATATATTTGACATAATAGAAAAGGAGTGGGGTGTATGAATAATTGTGCAAAAATGTGTATTTTAAAGGAAAACGAGTGTGATAAAAAAGACTGTCGGATGTGGATTGATTATAAAAAAGATTTAAATTGCACTTTAATCGCCGTGCATAACAGCAAAGGACCAATGACACTAGAACAAACCTCAAAGAGATTTGACCTAAGTCTAGTCAGGGTTAAACAGATACAAGATAAAGCGTTACAAAAATTAAAGAAAAATACTCCATTACTGAAATAAAACACTATTTACTACTAGAAAAGCCTATTTTAAGGAGTGTGGTTTTATGAGCAACAAAAAAGAACAACTTTTAAACGAATCGACCGTCCGTCGTTTCATGGGACTTGCAGGCATTGGTGCGTTGTCTAACAAGTTCGTTGGTGAAAAACAACTTAACGAAGAGGCTGCGACGCCAGAAGTACCAATGGAAGAGCAGCTAGAAGACGAAGGACCACCTGTTCCTGGCGAAATGGCTGCCGGACCTGAAGATGAATTGCCAGTAGACGCTGAGCCGCCACTACCCGATGAAGGCTTGGGCGAAGAAGAGCCTGTAGAAGATGTAGATCTCAGCCAAGAGGAAGCAGAAGTACTTATTGGCCTCGGCAGAAAGCTTGAAGCAGAAATGGGTGACGAAGAAGAGGGATTACCTCCCGGCGAAGAAGAGCCAGGATTGGCGCCCGAAATGGGCCCACCTCCAGAAGAAGAAGAATTTGGCGGCCCACCTGCTCCTGGTGAAATGGCTGAAAATCTTATCAAAACTCTCACTACTCGTGTTGCGAATCGCGTTAAGAAAGAATATGTTGTTAACGAAGTAATGAAACGTGTCGCAAAGCGTCTTTCTCCTCGCAAGAAAAAGTAGGAAACAAACATGTCAGAGTTAAACAAAACCACTGTTGGGCGCTTTATGGCTCTGGCAGGTTTAAAACAAAAATCTGAACCTACAACCCTTCTTAAAGAGGCCACTTTCACTGTAAATGTAGAGGATCCGCCTTCTCTAGCTGATGTGGCCACAACCACAGACATAGCTACTGCCACAGACACAGCAACCGCAGCCCTGGCTAATGTGGACACAGCAACCACAGACCTGGCTAATGTGGGCACAGCAGCCACAGATGTGACTGTGGATGTGGATCTGGACAATCCCCAGGCGACCGCGGCAACTTCTATGACAGCAGAATCCCTAGAAAGAACAAATTCTTTGAAAATCATGTCAGAAAATCAAGAAAAAATAGTTGACAAAATAGCTGACGTTATGTTAAAATATTTATCAGATAAGTAATAGGAATTATTATGTATGAACTTTTATGGTTTGTCGCCGGCGCGTTGACATACCAAATATTAGCACGAATACTAAGAGTTGCACAGCTTTATCTTTTTTTTCAAGAAATTCATGTACATGCCTTATTGATGCTTGAGGCCGTTTCAGAAGATTTAGAAACAGCAAAAGAAATTAAATCTAGTTTAGTAAAAGAATGCGACCTCCAAGAAAAAGAAGTTGAACTAATTAATGTAGCAGACGAAGAAGCAATTAAGCTCTGGAAACAATCTGTCATAGTGAAGGTACAACGGTGTGTTCCAAATATTTTTAAGCCAGCAATTCAATACGATAGCTGGAACGGGCTTAAAAAGTATTTGAAAGAAATAAAAAAAAGATAATGCTAGATGATAAAAAAACCCTTTTAAAATGGCTGAGAGACGAACAAGCGGTGCTCGTTAATGATAATCTTATCCATGCTGAAAAAGCTTTTTTTATTAACTCTGTTTTCGTTTGGTGTACCAAAGAAATTAAGAAAGGAACAATGAATTCTGCACAAGTTCAAAACTGCATGCACACTTTACAAAAATTTTTAAAAGGAAAACTTGACCTTTGCTGGAATAATGGTATAATTAAAGTACGGAAGGTTTCATCACGCAAAGGAGCAAAAAATGCAAGCAGTAGCATGGCGAACACAGACAGAGAATAAAGAAGAATTTAATTACAGATTACAAGTTGAAGGAATACAAGGGAAAAGAATAAAGAACCGCGTTCTTAAATCTTTTGAAAATTGGAACTCCACAGGAGAAGGTTTCTCTAGTAAAAAAGAATGTATTTTGATTTTTACCCGGACCTTCGATACCGCCAAATCATGGCTTAGGTGGGCAAGAGGTTTTCCATATGAATTGGTAGAACTAAAAAAAGATGGCACGCCTAAATCAATAAAATTTAATGGCGCCAAGAAAAGTAAGAAGCAAGAAATTTAAAATGATTTAGAGGAAACACTAAAATGATAACATGGATTCTAATCATGATAAACAAAAAGCTATCACAAAAACATGGTTGGAACCCGCGTTGGTTTTGGTCAAGCAAGTTTGACAAACATTTAATAAAAAACATTAGAAACTTTCAAAGAAAGCATGGGATATTCCCAAGTGGGCTGTGCGGCAAAAAAACTTACCGACTCATCTTACTTAAGATTTTGTTAGATATTAAAAAAAGAAAACACTAATTATTATAACATGGTAGATATAAATAAACTAGTTTCAAAACATTATTTACAATCAAACACTCTTTTAGAGATGGTCCAAGAGCAGCTTCTTCAAACAAGAGAGAGGCTGCTTGCAGAGCGTAAAGCTATGACTCCTGAAACGGAAGCCGAAGTTAAAGAGGTGCGCGACATCACTCTTAAGCTTCCTATTTTTCGACTTTCTGAAAAAATGTGGGGCAAAGAAGGCACGCAAGATCGAGAAATCATAGAAAACATAATGTCTAAAATTATAGCCAAAGGAAGTACTTTAGCTGAAAAAATACGTATTCTTAGCAATTTTATTCAAAGCCCTCCACAAACAGACGACATCTCTGAAATCTTAAGTCATATTGTTTTTCTTGATACATTAACAAACATTATGGTACATTTCAACGCTTCCGCTGCTGGTTTTACATTTGAAGGCTTCTTAGCCGCCCTACTCGGAGGCATACAAATCCCTGCTGGACATGCCGCTGGTGTACAAGACCTTATTAATAATGATAAAATGCCCATTAGCTTAAAACTTCTTACAGGGGAAGGGGGAGAAGGAAAAGCTTCTGTTGAAGGTAGCTTTAAAGATTTGTGTGATCACTTTGTTGACATCGAGGGACTTAGACAAGACCCAGAAAGTGGCCACTATCTTGGAGGAACTGCCGGTGCAGAAGGTCGCATGACATATGTTGTGGCTTTAAAATCATTCAGAGAAAAGGAGGCAGAAGAGGCACTAGAGGGCACCCAAACAATAAGATTTTATCAATTTGATTTTAATGCACATAATTTCTTGGATTCGATGCGATCAAATCCACATAATATGAAATTGCTTTTATTACCAGAAGATTTAGCCGATAACCCGCTAGATGACCCAGCAACGACTCACGTGGAAGCCGGAGAAGAGGATTTATTAAACATTTTTAACCGTGAAGATTATGAAGCTTTAAAAGCGGATGATAAAAAGAAGCTTGCTAGGATCATTGATAAGTATGATGCTGATACCGCGAGAGATTATTTTGCAAACATGGACTTCCAAGACATTATCGACTCAAGGGGAAATACGACAGGAAGGAAAGAATTAGTTTGGAAAGATACTGGAAAAGGATTTAAAGCGCCAAGGACAGATACAAGAAGTCAGTTGCCTTGGGAGCCACAAAAGGGCTCCGAGAAACTAAAAACTGTTGGCGCCACGAAACATGACAGATATTTAGATGTTGCAACTTCTGTCAAAGTACTGGAGCAAGCACTTGCTAAGAGCCCAGAACATTTTTGGGGGTACATCGCAAGAACACTAGGATACACTCAAGGTGCCAGTGGTTTAACACAATTTCATATAGCAAGGCGATATTATGAAAGAAAAAGTTATGATAAAGATGGCATGGGGTTCATTGGTCAAATCCCCATTGGCCGCGCCGCTGTAACTGCACTAGCTCAACAATATGTTGATGTTCTTAATCAAGAAATTTTTGACCTTTTTGAAAAAGTTGAAACCTTAACCAACCAAATTAATGGTTACCTCATTGGTGGCGATAAAATGAAAGGACTTGCGGCAGCAAGTACGGCTGGTGAAATTGAGGCTGGCACAAGAGAATACGTTGAAAAAACGGAAGAAGCTTAAGATTTTTAGTTAAAACACTAAAATAAAATGTTATAATATAATCAAACAAAGAGGAAAACGTGAGCAAACAGTACGAATCTGGTTTAAAGTTACATAATAAAATACTTGAAGGGGTAAAAAAGCTAACCAATAACGTGGCTTCAACCTTGGGACCGCGAGGCAGGAATGTTATTTTATGCAAAAAAGATCAGCGACCCGTTGTAACAAAGGATGGAGTCTCTGTCGCTAAATTTATAGAGTTTGACGATCCATTTGAAAATGTTGGCGCTCAAATAATTAAACAAGCTGCTGCAAAAACAAATGCAGAAGCAGGAGATGGCACTACAACTTCGACTGTGCTAGCAAAAGCCATTTTTGAAAAAGCACAAAAATATTTAATTGCAGAGATACCTCCAATAGAATTAAAAAGAGGAATAGACAAAGCAGTAGAAAAGATTGTTGATAATTTAAAAGAAATAGCAAAGCCGATTTCTTCTGAAGAAGATATTGCTCATATTGCCACGATTTCATCCAACGGAGATAAAACCATCGGAAAGCTTATTGCAACAGCAGTTGATTTAGCCGGAAAAGATGGCGCAATCACCATTGAAGAAGCACGCTCGGTCGAAACTAGCTTAGATATTGTAGAAGGATTTCGCTTTGATTCTGGATATTTAGCAAGTGCCTTTATAACAGATGAAAAACGCGGCACGGTAAGATATGAGAACCCTTTGATTTTAGTAACAGATGAGAAAATTGAAACCGTCGACGAAATGATGCCAGTTTTAGAACTAATTTCTAGAGAAGCAAGACCAGCCATAATAGTCGCAGATAATATTGAAGGGCAAGCACTTGCAGCACTCATTATGAATACAATGCGAGGCACGCTTCGTGTTGCAGCAGTAAAGGCTCCACGATATGGAGAGGAAAGAAGAAATATTCTAAAAGATTTGGCACTTTCTGTTGGCGCAACTTTCATCGCGCGCTCTGACAATTTAAGATTAAAAGACACTAAATTAACAGACTTTGGCACAGCAAAGATATTTGAATGTTCAAAAAATGAAACAACAATTTCTGATGGTCGTGGAAAACTAGAAGATGTTGAAAAAAGAATTGAAATTTTAAAAGTCGAGCTGGAACAAACCGAAGATATGCACGAATGTGAAAAAATCCAAGAAAGAATCACAAGACTAGCTAGCGGAATTGCAATTATTCGAGTCGGCGCCGCCACAGAAATTGAAATGGTCGAAAAGAGACACAGAATCGAAGATGCCTTAGAAGCGGTCAAAGCGGCGCTACAAGAAGGAATAGTACCAGGGGGCGGCATCGCCTTGATACGCGCTAGTAAAAATTTAAATGTTGCAACTGACAATGAAGATCAAGAATTAGGAGTTAAAATAGTTTTAGAAGCTGTAAAAGAACCGTTAAAACAAATGGCAATTAACGCTGGAGATCCACCAGATTTAATTTTTTCTACCGTAGAAAAGCAAGAAGGTTCTTTTGGTATTGATTTTGTTTCTGGTAATGAAATTGATATGTTAGAAAAAGGAATCATTGATCCGGTGAAGGTAACAAGATGTGCATTGCAGAATGCTGCATCGGTTGCCTCCATTTTAATTACAACGAACCATGCCGTTATTGAAGTTTAAA